TTACAAATTCTACACCTCCCATGTCTCTTTCTTCAAAATGTATGCCTAATATAGCATCAGCAGTTCGTTGTCTATCATCTATCATGCCCTCAATACTACGATGCCGCAGACTTTCTAATTGAATTCTGTCGATTTCTTCTGCAGGCACATTGAGCCAAGATAAAAATTTACGTGCTTTGATGCTAAGATTGCGTCCTAATATAAAACTAGCTGTAAAATTACAATTAAAACAATGATAACTCCAGCCCTCGATACTGCCTTTAAATCCGCCACGTTGACGCCGATCTACGCTTTCACCATTATGTATGCAACACGGTCCATTAAATGACACCCAGCCTGAACTGGATTGTTTTCTTTTTGCTGGTAAGAAGGAGGTGATGTCAATCATGCTATAGTTTAGCAGATATAACTACGCTAAATCAACTTTATCGGTATAATATGTTTGTAATATAACCAGTTGATATAATGGGAAATGCACCTTGATTAGCGGGCGGTACCGGATATGCAGCAGGATTTACCCCACCAGCCGGGATAGGCCAATAACCTGACCCACCATTGATAATATTAAAACCAGTAACTGTACCCGATCCACCAAGCGTAGCTTCAACAATGGCACCGGATCCACTGCCCAGGATATCAACTTTAGGTGGCGCTAGATATCCAGACCCACCATTTTGAATTACCATATCGGTTAGTACCCCATCTGTACAAACAGCGTAAGCTGATGCTGGTACCCCCGGGGGATTCGGTGTAGAGAAAAGACTGTTATTAAAACATAATCGAAGTAACGGATACCATCCATACACATTCATATGAATTGTACCAGTTTTATTCAAATAAGTGGTAGATTCTGTGATGTTAATCCAGATACTCTCATAATTTTGTGCCCATTGTGCTTTGATAGTTCCAGTATATCCGATTAAATCCAGTTGAATTGTGGTTACAAAATTCCTTGGTTCAATGAAACTTGAATAAAATTCTGTATTTTGATAGTTGTTAAAAAACATACTACCGTTTCCGCCATAATACCAATTACCGGCCCACCCAGGATAATTTTGATACGACGCACCATCTAGTGATGTCTGCGCACTTAGCTTTGTAGTAGGTAATGTGCATGGGATAGATGGTATAAACTGCGGGAATACTGAATTCTTAAGGTCGATAGGAGCGCGGGCACCGGCCTGTGCGTTTGTAAATACTGCTTGATTTAGGTTACCGCTTTGTACACTAATAGAATAGCTAGCTGGTTGAGCTACTAACTCTAGTGTATCCTGTGCCGGTACATATACTTTTACTTGGCCAGTTGCCGCATTGAGTATAGTCATTGGTGCTTGTAATAACAGTACCGTACCTGCGGTATTTGTTACACGAAAAGTAAAGGTACACCCGTTTACGTTAACCGGCTTTTCATCCTGGTTAACAAAGGAAAATAGGAGTACATTATCTACCCCTAAATTAAGAGTTAGTCTTTTAGCATACACTGGATCGTACCTCGCAGTAAAGTATTGCCCACTGCTGTCGAGCAATAGCACTTGAGTTCGTTGCTGATAAAGGTAAGCGGTGGTAGAATACATACATCTTATTTAGCTATATTTTGAAAGATGTTTTTGAACATAAATATTCAGAACCGATAACTACATTAGATGAACAAAGAAATCTTCCAAAAACTAACAGAAAAATATCCCTTTATAACCCTATGTGTATATTCTACCCAAGAATATGTGGGAATAATACAAAACCGTGATGATGCGATTACTACTATGTACGATTTTGGTAGTATCATTGACATGGAAGCCAAAAAGTTGTTTTTGGAATTAGCCAATGTATGGTGGTGGGAAAGTAACAGAAGTATTCCCATTAACATATTTCTTAAAAAAGAATGGGAACCATTCAGGGGTTATATTCGTACGTTTGTCAATAAGGACCTTGAAATAGTGCATGGTCCGATATGTAGTCTGGCGGAATTAGCCCGCAACAAATCAAAACGTAGGTCCATTACACTTGTTCGACGGATGCCGGACTAGGGTCTTCCAATAGATTCATATGCAATGCCACTAGTGCTGAGTAGCTTATACTGTGTGACTTTTTAAAAGTAAAACCTCGGCTATCATCACCGTCCCATACGCTGGCAAACACTTCTTTCCAGGGACGATTTTGTAAATGCGCTTTCCCAGGACGTATAATTGCTATAAATGCCGCCATCCTAGTGATGGAATCGGGCTGCATGTTTACCAATAAATCAATATATTTCCCTACGTGTACCAGATTTTTAGTCCATTCGGGGTCAGTCCATAGGCGTTGCCAATTAGGCTCTTTGGCCAACAGTTGATCATACTGTTCTTGTGACTTTATCAGCTTGTACACATTCATATTCAACAGATCTATCTTAAAATAACCACGATCTTCGGCTTCTTTATAGTCTATTGCCGCGCATTGGTGTATGGGATCGTAGGGAATTTCGGTTACATATACTCCGGAATTATGGTTACGAACTTTTCCCTGCACCGTTTGCCGTGCGGGTATAGCCTTAATCAGCTTTAATACCTGTTCTCTATCTGCTAAGTCTAAATCAATATCTGCTGACATTACCAACCTGCCTTTTTTAATAATTCCTGCGCTGCTGTGCGATTTTCAGGATCTTCTTTTAGTTTCTTGGTCCAGATATCTGGATCAATATATGACCATATCATCGTGCGATGTTCGCTGGTCATTTCCGACAAAAACTTCTGTCCCGAGTCGGAATTATATAATATCCACGGGCTAACCCGACCTGCAATAATAGCCTGTACAATAGCATTGTGATTGCCATATCTTAAATAATCGTGTGATGGCGCACCTTTATCTTCACTCCAGTCTAGGGAATGTTCGATGGCTCTAGTTAGGGCGTCTTCCATACGTTCTACCTTAAGATAAAACAACAGATATTCTTCATATAGTGCGTCACTGCACCAGTAATCTAATTTTTTATTTTGTTTTAATATCCATTCAATAAATCTTGCAGGATTTACTACTCGTGTATTGACACAATAGTGGCCAAACTTCACAAAAGCCTTGTAGTACGGGCTATCACAAAAGTTGTCATATGTTTTTGACTTAGCCGAACCCTGGGTTAATTCATAAAATTTAAGATATGCATTGAATCCTAATCGCACACCTGCTTCATCTTTTACTTGTCTGCGCCGTCTTGGCTCACACGAATGTGCGGCCAAGCTGGATTCTCTTACAAAAGATTTTTTACAATACTGGCAAGTATTATTCATTCTACTCGTTCAAAATGTCGTTCTAGTTTATGTTCTTTAATATAAGGCCATCGATCACATAACTGCATTAACGAAATAAACACTGGTAATAATAGTGCTACCTCATTTGCTGTAATATGACGCACTGGTTTGTACCGCCAACGAGCGCCTTCACTGTCTAGGAAAATAATTTCTTTAAGTTCAGGGAGTACCGCTACTTCTTTCTTCTTCCACAGTGGCCAAATCATTTTTTTGTCTCCTGCCCCAATTCTTTTAGATAGGTGTCCACGTCTTTTTTAGTATTAATTTTTGCCATCAAATCAATTTCATCATCTCTCAAATGAGGAAATAGTTCTGTTAGTTGTTTTTTAATACCCGTAGGTTCTTTTTTCTTGGGAGATATCCAGTTATGTCGAAATACTCCCATGCCCGGGCTTACACTTGTAGCGCATAGCCATTGTAATTTAGGATGTTTGGCTGTGGCAAAGAAATGTTTATTCAATCTTTCGTTAGTGGCAATCAAATAATATTCCTGCAATTCGCTACTGCCCTGAACACTACTACCCCATCGAATCATTAGATAGTTACTGAATTTCTTACGTTCTTCATCAGTAAGGCTATCATAAAATTCACGATCCTTGCGATCGAAACAGGACATTTCGTTTGCAATACCAAGTTTATCCACGTTTAATTTGTCCCGCTAATTCACTAATTTGATCTTTAAGACGTGTAATATCTCGTCGCATTTTCTCAATAATCCGTACGTTGGCTTCGTTTGATGCTTGCAAATTTTTAACCATGGTTTCCAAATCAACTACCATTTTTTCCTTGACCGCTACTCTATTGGGCAGTATGGGTTCATCACCCGGGCCATATTGATCATTAGCAGTTGCCATATTAAAACGCCTTATTATAATTAACAATCTCGCATGTGCGACTTATGTCTTTAACAAAATATACACAGTCGGGCTTCTTACCTTCGCTTATAGGAACACATAATAATTGACCATTTTTAAGTTTAGGTGCATACCAAGTTACATCCTGGTACACATCTAAAATTTCCACTTCCAAAAAACTTGGCCTAAAGCTGGTTAGTGGATTGAATTGAAAT